GTCCATTCAAATATATCTGAGAAAGAATATTTGATAAAACATCTACTATAAACTTTGCGAGCGTATCGCTGTCTAATTAGTTACTATCACTATGATCAATGACAGTAGTTCCCGCGCTTGCGCCGATGTGAGGATGGCCTCACCCGCGCCCCTATGCGGTGTGTTAGGGGGTGACAACAAAAAGTCCGATGTTGTCTCTCTGGTTGATAGGACGAACGCCCTTCTCCGTGGTCTTGATTTGATAATGGATCATCATCGCGTCAATGAGAAGGTTCGTACTGCTTTAGCAGTACAAGTGCACTCTTACTTAGATAATAGTCCAAGTGAATCGGTGTGGTTAAAGCGAGGTAAATACCTGCTCAGCTACCCATTCGCTCAGTATCTTCGTAATGAAGTCCCAGAGAAGCCGGATTTGGAATTCAAACCGGCCGGAGCGCTAAGAGATTTTATGAAGAATCGTCTACTGAATTACAATAGAAAGAATACTCATTTTTGGTTCAGTTGGATGCAGGCCAAGCGATCTTGTTTACCCGCATCTGAGGAAATGATAGATTTGACTTATGATAAACACTATGCTACCCTTTCAAAGGTAGATGATGGTGATGATCAAGTCATCGAAGAAATTTTCTCCGATCCCCATTTCATTGAACATTTGGACTGTGTCCGAGCTGGTGTAATGTCATACTTTTTGAAAGATGACCAGCACTGGACGGAAAGGACAGCCTCTCTCTCAGCGTCTTATGAACATTCCCGTGCTCGTGACGGTGCCTTCGGTACTTTGAAGGAGCTTTCCCTAGGAAGGAAGCGTAATGTTCATGATGCCCTTCGTTCAAATATAACAGAACTCAGAGCGATGCATTATACACCTACTTTGATAACTAATCGTAGGGTTCAATATAATGCTGTGAAGGAAACCCGTTCGGAGGGTACCTTCGAAGATGAGGAAGAATGGAAACAAGGACTTTGTCTTTCACGCACTCAACTCAAGCGAAGAATTCTTGATGCAAAAATCCAAGGAATAGTCGAACCTATGAAGGTTAGAGTAATTTCCAAGGGTAATGCTCTCGAATACTATGCTATGAAGCCTTTACAAAAAGCGCTTCATTCCACGATGCGACGTATGGGAACATATCGTCTTATCGGAAGGCCATTATCACCAACTGATGTAATGGACCTGGATGATGTTGCGATAGCTAAGGGACTGAAAGGTGACGAGGAATGGATTTCCGTCGACTATTCAGCCGCTACAGATGGTCTGAGCTGGAAGTATTCTGGTCGTATTTTCGAATACGTTATCCAGGATCTTTCACCTGAGATGAAGTCTCTTGCCATGGAGGTATTGGGTCCACATTCCCTGACTTACCCTAAGAAGGATAGAACAGGTTATGAGGAATCACCCCGCGGTGTGATGAAGAGAGGACAGCTAATGGGTAGCATCCTTTCTTTTCCAATCTTGTGTCTTGCGAATACCGGTCTTTATCTACGTGTTACACGGGATTACCATAAAGGTTGGACTTATGAACAGAGAATGTCATCAGTCCTTGTTAATGGTGATGACCAACTTTATCTAGCACCTTTGAGTGTTTTTAATACTCATATTGCTATTGGAAAAAAAGTTGGCTTGGAAATGACTGTTGGAAAGGCTTATCATCATAAGTCCTACACGAATGTCAATTCAACCTGTGTTAACTGCCCTATTGGTTCAAACAATCCTTATCAGATTGATTTCCTCAATACTGGACTTTACTTTGGTCAACAGAAAGTGATGTCAACAAACGAGGAGTCTGCTGATGGTTCCATTGATTGTGTTGAGTCTGTAGATAAGCCTATTATCCCCCTCTTAGAGAAAACCTTACAAGGTTCTCTTCCAGGTAGACAATGTGATTTGCTTCGCAAATGGCTCATACTCCACGCAGATCGTGTTCGTAACGAAACTGCACTCTATACTCGGGGCAGGAGTGGATTGATCCACCGTAATATCTTCCTAGCAAAATGCTGGGGAGGTATGGGTGTACAACCCCCTGTTGGTTGGTCCTACAAGATCAAGAAGGTCGATCGTGTCCTAGCTTGGTACAACCAAGGCGATAAGTGGAAGTTCGAATCCACCTGTCGTCCCCTCTTCGGTTCTGAGCCGAGAGAAATTACTGCCATACAGAATGTTCCATATGTAAATATTTCAAAACCCGGAACTGATAGTAATGTCCTACCAGTAGATCTCTCAAAACTGAAGGGTCCCGGCAAGATATCCGTTCGACGGATACGAATGCCACTACTCCTCTGTGTTCGTAACAGTGGGGTAGCTCTCTCTGCATAAACTTGCGTTCAGCGGGAGGGTTGAGTTTGTCGTGGTCGCGACGTTAAACTGACCCAGAGAGATAGTTAGTAACTCGATAATTACTAACCTTCTATAACTAACCAGTTCATTCCTGCAACAGTATGTTATAGGAGATGGGGTTCTATACCTCATTACCCAAAACGGTGCTGTCTAATATTGAAGAAATATCAGCTTAATACTTCCGTGCTAAGTTGCGTAGAGCCGAGAGCCTTGCATAAATGCCGAGAGACTACACGGGTAAGCTTAGTGGAAACTGTTATTAAGTGCGACACGAAACTAAGTAGTATAGGATGTATAGTCCGTCCCATGTTCAGGATGGATCCCATACAATGAATAAACAAACTCCCCTCGACACTCTTGTCCAAACTTTGACTAATGCCCTCTCTACTCCTGTACCAACAGGAAGCCGAAAGAGAAAGAGGCAGAGTAAGAGCCAAGCTTCGAAGAAGCAAGCTCGCCTATCCCGCAATCCTGGTGTTCGTAACCAGATTGCCAGCAGAGATAACCAGCTCGATCTTACACGAGCCCAGTTCACTGCCACATCTCCACTCAATCTCTTTACCGTAAACCGTGGGTCCACACCCGGCGGAATACGAGTACAAGGGAGGGAATTGATCGCAGCTGTTTCCCCAACAGGAACACTAGCTGGTGCATTTACTCAACTGAATGTTCCAGTTGGAGTTGGATTCCTCTTGAATCCTGCCAATTTCCCTAGACTGTCAGCCTATGCGCCGATTTACGAGTTCTATAAGTTTCACAAATGTGATATCTTATTCCAAGCAAATCAGCCAACGACAGCTATTGGTGAGATCCTTCTTGCAGTCGATTACGACGCGAAAGATGCCGCTCCTACTACAGCTGTTGGTATGATGAGGAATATATCCTCAACTATGGCCAACATCTATTCTGATGCATCTTTGCAGATCCTTGGATCACTCTCACGACTTCCAAAGTTCGTGACAGCAGAAGGAACTGGCAGTGACGCCGATCAGGTCAACCAAGCTTCGCTTTGGGTTGCCGCTGAAGGTGTAACTGCGACCGCTGGTGCTACTCTTGGATATGTGATAGCTCAATACGATATTGAGTTCTATACTCCCCAGTAAGTAGTTTGCCGAAATCAACCACACACCTACTTTGAAGCTATTTATGCCTTCAAAGCACCGATTGCAAGGGGCAATCTTTCCAGGTCAGGCGCCGAACCAACGTTCTTAGCATCCGACGGAGCACACGAAGTTAAAGTAATTGAGTTAGTCTGTAGTGACTGGAGTTATCTCCCTCCTACTCTAAATCTAAACAATAGACTTTCTATTAGTGTCTAACTCTTAGAAGAGCAAGAATCAACAGGTAGAATACTGTTTAAGTTAGGTAAGAAAGATCCCTCGCAGGTGTTAGTAGAGGAAGTAGTGTAAGTAGTCA